TTTTTGGAAGAAATTTTTATAAAAATTTTCAACCACCTACAAAATTAATTCGTAAGTGGTTGAAAGACAAATAAAAATGAGATATAATAAAATTGTTTGAAAATCCATTAAAAACCTCCATAAGGAGAAAATGTTTGAGAATAAGGACTGATAATACCGCTTGAATAAGGACTTGCAAACTGCTGTCTTAACAACTTTTGTTCTTTAAACATATCCTTATCCATTGGGACTTCTCTTCGAGGTACTAAGTTTAAACTATCCCAATACCTTGCGAGTGCAAGGGCGTGTCCAAAAGCAACCAATCGGTCAGCATTCATTCCTGGGTAATAACCTATCATCTCTTGCAGCAAACCTTCGTCAGGTATTCTTACAATACCTCGCTTCTCTATTGCGTCCCCTTCCTCAGTGTGACCTACGGTTATCCATTCGTTGGCATAACCTTGCGTTAGATTGAAAATGTAACGTTGATTGACAATAGACGTGTTCATACCTACCTTATTATTTTGTACAGCACGAGGGTTTATTTGACTTTGAACGAGTTCCTCTCCATTGGCAAGCAGTATTCCATCTTTACCTTTTCGACGTAAGTAAATCTGGAATGAAATATCCGCATTCTCCATCAAACACTGCGCGCCGTAACCTTCCAATAACATTTCACAAGTCTCGTTGAAGGTGTCAATTCTATCAGGTCGTGCGGCGTAAACCGCAACAACTCGGTCTGCAAAAGGGTCTTTTATATTAACAGCTCGTTTGAAGATGTATAAAACACCTATAGAGTCCGTGTTCGCCTTGTCGTGTTTGTAAGGGTCTAACCCTGCAACATAAGTAAAGTCGAATTTTGGATTTTCAGGCGGTTCTTCGAAAATAACAATTGGAGCGTCAATGTTACCTCCTTTAAACGGAAACGGAGCTAATTCTTTATCAGAGAAGAATGTCTTCAATCTCTTAGTTCCGTCTAATCTTGTTATTTCAACTTTCTTACCTGTTAAACCTTCTTCTCTAAGATGTTCAAGGTGTTCCTGACCTTCTTTTGCACAGAATGGGTTTTCTATCCTATTTACAAACGACTCCATTGGGTCGAATGGATATGACATTTTTTCTTGCGCAAGAGCGTCTTTATCGTTCTTCTTATTTTCTCTATCTTTTTCCATTACCTCTTTAGCATTTGCCCAATCGGTAAGGTGTAATTCTAATTTTTTTAAACTTTCACTTTCTACTTTCTTGTAATCAGCTAAAGTTGTAACTTTCTTTTTAAGACCTGACTTGTAAGACATTTGACCTGGTACGAAAATACCAAAACTCCTTCTCTTCCAAGTAACTAATCTTTCTTCTCCAACATAATTCTCCAACAACTCCCAATCCATAGGAAGTATTGCGTAGGAAGCAGGGTTTAGTAGCATATCTTGAGCGTCTCTCGACATTTCCTCCTCACCTCCTGTACCTGTTAAAACCACAGGACATCTTCGACCTTCAGGGGTATCGAATGACGGCAATGCTTGTTGATACATCAGTTTGCAGTCAAACTTACCTATCTCGTCCACTGCAAACACACTTGGTGAACCACCCGCAGTCTTCAAAGAGTCCGCTTTAGAACCTGAGTTTACGTTGGAAATGTAAAGGTTATTATAGTCGATAACGGTGTTATCTTTCTTCTTCAACCCCAATTGCACGTGACTATCCCAATCTTGTCGGTTATTCTGAAGACGAAACGCAGGATGTATGTTGTTCATCGCTATCATTATGGTCTTAGATAACTTTTTTAAGTCCCTTTCACTACCTCCTACAACATACCCCTCTCCATTTCTTACAATTGTGGAACGCCAAGATAACAAAGACGCTTCCAGGGTCGTCTTGCCTATCCTTCGGCTTCCGAACATAAACAAGCTAAGGTTCTGTTCCTGAGCGCGTTGATAACTATCTACGAAAAATAATTCGTTATCTCGTAGGAATGGGTGTCCTATTAAAATTGATTCGTTAGGGTCGTAGAAAGGTGTACCTTTGAACATATTCATCGGCATATCCGTTTTAAAATAGTTAATATGCCAATACAATAAAGGGTGAATAAAAACACCTGCAATTGTAACACCTTGCTTTATTTTCTTCAGCTCCTCTTCATAAAAGTCCAAAGTATCTTTACTTTGCTCGTAGTAATGCTTGGTTAAGTCGTAAGGTGGAGGGTTTTTAATATTTCGGAACAACTCTGTACTATTCATCACATCATAAACGGTATGTGTAGCTAAATCCTCCGTAGTAGCCTCTTCCACCTTATTTAAGGACGTTTTAATGTCTTTTATGTATGGAAACATATCTTCCATCGTTTTAGCCATTAAAAACGGTATTTTTTTATCTCCGTGAATAGGTAACTCTGAGTGTTGTTCCTCTCGATTTATGTTTAGGTCGTAATACCTATCCGAAAATTTATTGTAATCAGCCGTAAGTTTTGCTTGAAATTCCATTTCCCTGAGTTTTCTATCAGGGTCTTGAATGTTTATCAGCATATTGGAGCGCAAATATAAATGATAACGTTCCATATATAACCTTACTGGTTCTAACAGTAATTCCAAGAAATCTTGAACATATTGATAACGTAAATAACTTTCAAACTTTTTAGTAAATTGTTTAGCTCTATCTAAGGCAATGTTGATAAAGAGTTTTTCTATATCGTACAACTGTTCTAAGTTCTCACTAAAGACCCAGTTGTTAGCTCTACAATGTTCTTGATATTGCTTGAAAGTTGTTTTGTAATCGTCTATCCAACGTTGAATTGGGCTTTTTTTACTGAAAGCAGTGTTAGTCGAGGTTTGTTGATTTGTTGATTTGTTGGTTTCCTTAACTTTTTCTGTTTTCTTAGCCTGTTTTGCCATTATTACGTTGTTTAATCTGCCGCTTCTTCTGCTTCAATATCTATAGCGGGTTCTTCTTCTATTGGAACATATTCCAATTCTGAAGGTTTGAAGTCGTGACCAACTTCTTTTGCTTGAGATTGCATTTTATCAAAATTCTCAAGAACATCTTTAATAAATTGTTCTTTAAAACCTTTATCGTCTTGTTGAGCGATATGTTCTTTCATCAACCTTACAACCTCTTCGTTCTTAGGAATTATGTCGCCGTCTCTATATGCAAAGAATTGACCTTCCTCCTCTTGTTGAATAAGTAAATCTAAACGTTCTTTATCTTTTTTATCAAAATCAACTCCTTGTGATAAGGCGAGTGTGTAGAGTTCCACAAGACGAGCATAAGATTTCACAATCTCTCCCTCATACAGGTTGTAATAAACTCTATCATACTTGTACTCATTCAAAGCGTTATCTACATTGACACCCTTTCTGACATTTTCAGCCATTTGTTGAACATTGTTGTTAATTCGAGTTGATTCTGAACCCATTTTATTCAACAATGCGTCAGTGTATTTCAGTAAATAAAGCACTCTATTTTTTAGTTCTTCTTTCATAGTTTTCTATTCTTCTGTTTCTTCGGTTTCTTCTTTCATCTCTTCAATAGCACGTTCTAATGCAGAGTAGAAATCTTCGTCGTTAATATCCAACAACCAAGATATACAGCCGTCTTCGGGTTTTTCCCACAAAATAGGCTTGCGCAAAAAAGAATAAAGAAGCATTCCAAAACTATGTTGTTTTGGAGATACTTCACTTAATTCTTTTAACTTTAAGATATTTAATTTTTTGTAATTCATAAAAATAAAAATTGTTGAATTTGTCGTTTCGCAACGATTATTTTGCAAAGAACTTAAACTCTATTCTTGTACGTTTAGTTCCTTCAGAACTGTTGTAAGCCAAATAAACTTGTTTAGCAACACCAACGCCTTGAGCTTCAGCTGTTAGGTTGAAAGTAATATCAAGTTTGTCTTGGCTCTTCACTTCCTGACCCTCTTCATTTGTCGGTTTACTGCGTTCTACAGTTGTGCAAAAAGGACAACCAGGTTCTGCTGAAAATAATTTATATTCTTCTTCTTTACCTTCTACGATTAGAGAATAAGATTGGGGAGTGTATTTATCTACTTCTCCGCATTCTACCACAAAGTGGTCTCCCTCAAGAGCTAAATCGATGTTAGCTTTTTCTTCTGAAAGGTTTATTATGTTAATATCTGTTTTATTCATAGTTTCTAATTTTATCCTATTCCATTTGGGTTTTTGTCCCAAATATACCGCGCCACAACATTCTGTTTCCGTAGCTGTTTTCTGTTCTATTTGACAACCGCAAGCTGTACAAAAAGGTTTACTAACAACAGTAGAGCGTATCTCTTCAAAAACCCCTTTTTTCTCCTTATTTAGAGAGTTTAAAGGACAGATTGCACAGATTTCTCTTCTTTTTCTTAAAATCTCAGGGTCTATATTAGACTTCTGAGTGAACGCGCGATATATTGTTTTTATCTTCCATACTTTCTCCATAACCTAAGATTTTTTAGCTAATTCTTTTTGAAAATCCTCTATCTCTTCGAAACTCATCTCGTTTGTGTAATGTGGACTCTTTGTGGTTGGATAGCGATAGTGATAGGAAGCTCGTTTCTTCTTTTTGAAGAATCTGTGAATTGTCTTTTTGTGACCTTGAAGCAGTTCGTATTTCTTATACAAAACTGCCAATTTTTTAGTCTCAGATTCATTTAAACCTTCTCTCTTTCTCTTCATTTCCATTCTACCAATAACCCCTCGAATTTTACTATCATTGGCGTACAAATAACCAAGTTTTGGGATTTTTATAGCAACGCATTTAGTATTTCTTGCAAGATGAAGGATATATTCGACAACAAATTTGTAAATTTTTCTAACCTCTCGTTCGCTTTCGTCCAACTCCTTAGCAACCCTTTCGATTATGTCGTCTGTAAAACATATTTCTGAGTTATTACTTGTCATCTTCTAAAACTTTTATATCAGCAGGTCTAACGTCTTTCCTCTTCTTAAAGCGGATGTTACAAGACACTGTATCGCAATCTATATCTAAGAAAAATTGTTTCAATTTTTGTAACTCAGGACTTAAACTTCGTTTTTGAGCGTTGTAAGGGTCTCGAATTAAAAACATTTTCTTGGTGAGTTCTGCGTTTATCTGATTGAGGTTTTTAATGTTTGTATCCAATGCTTCAACGATTACATTCTTCGTTTCCTTCGAGTAGCCCATTGTCATATAAAACGCAAGAACATCTGCTGCTCTTTGGTTTAGGAAATTATTCTTGCTTCGCTGCTGCATATTTATCACAAGCGCATAAATCGACATTATCTTTCGACAAATATCCAACTTGTCGCTATAGCTGAGATTGAAGTACTGAATTTTCACATTCTCCAAAAAACGAACGTCATAGTCTTTCAAGCAATTCAAAATTTCAATGTTAGTTTCTTTCGAACCTGTATCCAGAACTCTGACAACCTTTTTCAACTCTATCCTTTCAGATACAGCATTACTATTTTCAATATCTTGTGTAATATTCATCTTATCGCTTATTTAACTTGAAATTTTATGCAAATTTACAAAATCTTTTTCAATCTCACAACACTTTTACAACTTTTTTGCAAACTTTTCTCATTTCAGTCTCAACCTTCATCAGTTAAAAAATTTTCAACTTTTTAACTTTCAACCTTGAGGTCAAAGGAATGTTGCGCTGTTGTGACGCTGTTGCGAAGCTGTAGCTGTTCTACCGAACACTTTCGCTTTCTTTCTTATCACGTTCCTCCGTCTCTTCTCGGTCGCTTCCGCTCCCTCACTTCGTCTCATCTTCCACCTTCATTCTTTGACTTAAAAGTTGAAAGAATAAATCTTTGAACTTTTTGAAAGAAACTCATTGTCGTGTTTTTCTGAAATCTCTCCCCTAGTCCCCTCTCTTTTTTTAAGGTAGTTTTAGGGTACAGCTATCGCTATAGAGTGCTTCCTATGGAGGTTTTGAAGAGACTTTTTGAAACTCTCCCTGAGAGAAGTGAAAATCACTCTCCCTATCGCTTCTGCTTCTTTTCCTATGTGGCTCTACGGCGTGTACTTCGACTACAGAAACGTGCATCCTCAACCCCTTGTGTGCGGTAACCTCCTAAGACAAGATTTAGTCTTCTAAAGCTGGTAAGAAGTATTGGATACAATAACTGAATGTTGTTTGCCTAGCTGAAGGTCTTTCCTGATATTCACCAACAGTTACTCGAATAGCTGAATTAGCAACCCCTTGTTGCATACAACCTCTATCGATGCATATTTGTAGCCTCTCTTGTAGTCATCAGAATCGGTGCCAGAAGCCTCTGTCACGACACCTAATCCCCGCCGCTTCAATTCAGGATAATTGTTTTCGTGTTATAGATTCCAATTTCCCTATAACACGCTTCTACGTATCTTCGAGTATCAACAATTTCCCTTCGTCTCTCCCTGAGACGCCTATCCACGACAGCATACTTGGTTTTACGCCCTCGCCCCTGTACCTTACTATGGCACTTGTCTATATGTCCCCATCAAAGCCGATTGTGCTATTAACACATTTGGAAGACTTATCCTTTTTAACATATAGACCATTTAGAGACACCTTGTTTCGAACCTCCTTGTTTTTTATTAAGCGGTTGCCCGCAGGGTTTACTAAAAACTACAAGTCTACTATGGTCATTCAGTTTGAAAAGAATGTTAGATAATACTCTTTAAAAAGGTAACTCGTTGATATTGAGTTTAGTAAAACCTTAGTAAGGACTACTCCTAACATCTCCATTTACTTTTCAGGGTGCAAATATACAACATTTTTTTTAAATTTCCAAATAAAATTGAAAAAAATTTTCATTTTTCTTTAAAAAAGTTTGTTTGTTAGAAAAATTGTTCGTAATTTTGCCCCAAAAATAAATAAGAATAGGTTATGAAAATAATAGGTGTAGACCCAGGTACATCACAAACTGGTTGGGTTATTTACAATACAATAAGTCATTCAATAGAGAATAGTGGTGTTACGGATAATGAAGAGTTTTTAAATTCTGTAATAGAAAATGAAGACTATGACATTATGGCGATTGAAAGAATTGCCAGTTATGGTATGCCAATTGGAGCTGAAACAATTAGAACTATTGAATATATAGGTCGTTATTGGCAGAAAGTTTTAGATAGCAATAAGATTTCAGCTAAGGTTGAATTGTTCTACAAAAAAGTAGATATAAACCCTACTATATGCGGTAGCAATAAGGCTAAGGACGCTAACATACGTCAAGCTATTATGGATATGTTTCCGAAAAATGGAGGTGGTTCTAATCCTTCTGTTGGAACTTCTAAGCAGCCAGGTGTCCTATATGGAATTGGTACACACAAATGGGCAGCCTTAGCTGTGGCTTTAACGTGTGCCATAAAGAATAAGTTGATAACTTTAAAAATATACTAAAATGAGAAAGAATAGAAAAGAAAGACAGAAACGTTCCACATTAAAAGTGTCAAATTCTTCCTCTGTGGAAGTTAATCGTGAGAGTATAATTAAGAATTTGTTATATTTGTATGGTAGTTTATCAGAGCGAAAACACAGAAACTACATAATGGAAATATTGGAAGATTTTGATGTGACTCACCTTCCTACTTCCTGCGATGAATGTAAATCTCAGGACGCAGGTAGAGAGCAAGTTTTCGAGCGAGCTTTCACAGATAAAGGTTTGTATAGTGTTATGAAGATAAAAAATACTTTTAATAAACATTACGGAATGAATGTTGACGAAAAGTATGTAAAGTCTAAGATTAAGGAGTATGGTTTCAATACACCTAAGTATGTTGTAATTGTTGAAGGTATGAAGTTTCCAAGATACCGACGTATTATAATTGAAGATTTATATCATAAGATTTTGTCTCACGAAGAATAATTATAAGTTATGGATTTATCAGTTTTCAATAGTACTTTTAATAAAGAGTTTCGTAAAAATTTTGCAGAAAATAAAAAATTAAAAGTTAAAGACGGATTTTTCTATTATAAAACAGTAGAACTTATTGAGAAAAATAGGAAAGACGTCATTTTATTTTTTGAAAGAAAAGTTAGTTATGAAACTTTTAGGGATGAGATACTTGAATTGGTTTCAAGAAATCGAGATTTTTTCAGTAATAGTTTTCCTGAAGTTAATTTCGAAGATAGAGGTTGTTTGACGGTTTACGCTTGGGTGAAAACAAGAATTGAATACGCTCAATATGTTGTCGATAAGATTAAAACTAAAGAGAAGATGAAACAAAAAATAAGAAGAAATGATTAAAGTAGTTATTGCGATAGCTTTGTTTTTATGGATTGTTTATGTTTTATTGCAAGAACGCTATGAAAACAGAAAGAAATTTTAGTAATTTTAAATCCAAGAAGATAAATTTTTTATTATTTTCTTGGATTTTTTATTTTTTTGTTGTATATTTGCACTTTAAAAATTTGACAAATAAATTTTTAACGTGAAACTGAACAATCGACAATTAAAAAGATTAAAGACACTTTACAATACTTCCGCTAATATAACTGAAGCGGCTAAGAAGTTGGCTTTGGAAATGGGGATTGAATATGGAGACCCTTTTCGTAGAAAGTGTTCTAAGATATTAGAAAGACTTAAAGTTACAAATAATAAAGTTCGTATAGAAGATAGCGAATCGTTTAAAACAGCTTCGAAAAGAGAACTTTCTAATAAAAAATACTACATAATTACGTGGGAACAGAATGAAACACCTATTCATCAAGAACTTTATAGTAATATTTTAGCTTATAAAGAATTTTTGAATGCTGAAATGAGTGTTATTTTAGGGAGATATAAAAATCCAACTTCGGTTTTTGCAGACGCGAAACGTGACAATTGGAACGAACAAACGCGACCATATTGGGACGCAAGAGAACACAACATTCATAAACATTTAAAAATCCTTGCCAACATAAAGATTTCTCCAACAAGAAAATACCCTCTTACTGGGATACAAGATTTGGCTGATGGGAAAACCGTGATTGTTGGTCATCCTAAGTTACATTTGAAAGTTGAACCTACTCTTGCAAATTATCCTGATAGAATGATTTTGACAACAGGAGCTATAACACTCCCTAATTACACAGATAGTGCAACAGGGGTTATAGGCGAGGGGTCACACAAGTATGGTTTTGTAATAGTTGAAATAGAGGATGAAAACACTTTTTTTGTTCGTCAGGTTGAAGCTGAGGAAGATGGTTCTTTCATAGACTTGTGTTATGAAGTTAGAAATCAACAAGTTACAAAGATAAATAAGGCGTTAGGTCTTATCTGTGGAGATACTCATTTAGGTCAGTTAAACCCTGAAATTGACAAGCAAAACGATTTGATTTGTAATTATTTCAATGTCGATAACGTTGTGTTACACGATATTATTGACGGAGAAAGTTGTAATAATCACAAGATAAAATCGCCAATTCAACAATTCAAACGTTATGAAAAAAGAGAACATTTGATACACCAAGAGCTTGAAAATCTATCGGAATGGGTTGGTAACAAACTGAAATTCAAACCTGTTATACCACAAGCTAATCATAACAATCGTTTCGATAGAATTTTAGAAGAGGATTGGCGTAAAGACATTCATAATGCGTTGTTTTACTTAGAGTTCACTAAGAAAGTACTTGACGGAGAAGTAGAAGACGGAGTGGTTGCTTATTGGTTGAAACATCATTTTGGAGACAATGTTGTCACATTAAAACATACAGATAGTTTCAAAATAGGGAAATACGAGTGTTCACAACACGGAGATAATGGTTCTAACGGAGCAAAGGGTTCACCTATAACATTTAGAAATTTAGGAATACCAATCATTCTTGCGCACACGCACACTCCTTATCGCGCTGACGACACACTCTACGTCGGAACAAATACCGAATTACTCCTTGACTACAATCAGAAAGGAGCAAGTTCTTGGATGCATTGCAACGTACTTGTATCTAAAAATGGAATAGCCCAACATATCATATTCAACAATTATAAATTTACAACATTCGAACTAAACTAAATTAAATTATGAGAAAGTTAATAGTAAAACTATTCGCGCTTGATTACATTGTAAAAATTGGAAGTAAGAAGTTAGGATTCACACGTTCTGCAAACTTCATTTTTCCTTCACTTTTAGCAACAATGACGTTGAGTGCTGCACACAATCCTTACTGGTGGGTAGGACTTGTGTTTTTCTTCATCTTTGTATTTTTTGGTTTTGTCTATTTTAGAATTAAACCGTTACAAACAGAAGACGTTCACCACTTTGATGACCCGCAACTTTACGCGTGGTTCGTTTATCACAACTATCGTTACAAAACAGAACCTACTCGTTACAATGGATTTTGGGTATTGCTCGTAAACCCAATTTGTATTGTAATTTTCTTATTCGTTTTGTTTTCGAGACTTTCTTAATTATCTTTGTAAAAATTGTTGAATAATGAGTTTTAAAATGAATAATTGTTGCCCTAGTTCACCTTGTCGTCCTGAACCTTGCGGTTGCAAGTTTTTTGTGGATAGCAAGTGTGTTATATACGATGGTCGAGGTTTTAGAGCTATAAACCTCCCTAAAGGTTCAAGAGCTGAACATATTTTTGAGTGGATAGATGATTTACTTTATAAAATCCTGAATGACACATTACCTTTCCGTAACATCGGAGATGGTGCTAAGGTTTATAAATCACGCACCACTGATGGCTACTACGAGTTTCGAACTATAAAATCTGCAGATGAGGAAACTCTTGTTATAAAAGAAGAACCTACTCAGATAACTATTCAAGGTGCAAAACCTACACTTGAACGTCGTGGTGACGTGGTTACATTGTACTTAACCACAGATAAAGGAAAAGTTGTTGCTTCAACCATCGACTTACAAGATTATGCGCAAGCCTCACAAGACATTCACGTTAGCGATGTGAAGTTGGAAGGTTCTAATCTTGTTTTTTCCTATAATAAGGTTAAAGCTCAGTTGTCTGTAAATGTTGCGTCTTTCTTAGCCGATTTTTATGGAACAGAGTTGAAAATTGAAGGTACTACGCTGACTTTGGTTCGTAATGGAGGTCTCCCTACTTTGTCTGTAGATTTAGCAAGTCTGAAAGACAACATAGATACTTATACAACTAACCTTCAGTTAGATAATAAGACTATCGTATTGTCTCAAAACGGAAAGACCGATATTCGTTTAGACCTTACACCTATTGCAGGCGGTGGTGCTGTCACAGATACATTTGTTGAAGGTTTTGTGTTAGATGGTAATACGTTGAAACTAAAACAAAACAACAGTAAGGCTGAATTGTCTGTAGATTTAACCAAGTATGTATTCACAGCTGATAAACATTTAACAGGTGTTGAGTTTGACAATAATACTTTTGTATTGACACTTAAACGTTCTGAAGGTTTACCTGATTTATCTGTCAATTTAGCTGCGTTTAAACCTACCCAAGCGAATTTAACACAGACAGATTCTACAAAACCTGACTTTATTAAGAATAGAAATCTTTATAAAGAAATTGCTGCGGATTATACTTTAACACCTGCGGACAATAACACCGAGTTGTTCATTAACAATGGAGGAAATCCTTTAACTATCACCATTCCTGCAAAAGCGACCCTTACGTCAGGTCTTGAGGCTAATAATGCCTACTTTGTATCTTTCACACAGATAGGTTCAGGTGATGTAACTATTAATGGACACGACGTTGTACCTTCAGGTTACAAGAATGTAATTCAAGGTCAAGGACACGTGGCTGCTGTAACCGTAACACCTTCTACGGCTGTTTTACAAGGAAATTTGAAACAAGCGTAAAAATTTTCTTTAAAAACATTTGTGGGTTTAATTTTATTTTGTAATTTTGCCGCGAATTAATAATTTAAACAATTATGACAGAAGAATTACAAAAAAGAAAAGAAGAAATTTACCAACAAGTGTTGAGACAGCTTAACGAAACTTTCGACCCTGAAAATTTCGACGAAGAATCTGTTACTAATAACATATATTCTACCTCTAACGAAGTAGATTTAAGAAGACCAAGTTTCACGTTTAAGCGTTATCTTTATAAAGGAGACCGCTTATACGTGAAACTTCCTTTGTCTTGGGATAACGACCTTCCTGTTGTAGGAACTCAAATTTTAGATTGGGGTTATTCACTAACAACAATGATTAGTTGGGGCGAAACTTCTACTGAGAAAGAGGATGGTCTTAGTAAATGGAAAGCTGAAATGCGTCTGAAAGGTATTAATCCAGATGAGTACTCTCAGGAAAGAGCCGATTATGGTACATTAATGCACTATTCTTTCTCTCTATTGTTGCAAAATTTTGAATTTAAAAAAGAGAGTTTCCAAAATGACTTCTTTTTGAAAGCGTTATCAGATAACGTGTTGAAGAAGAGCAGACTTACATTTATCATAGACAAGTACGGAGTTCATTTGTGGAATAACCTTATTGGTTTCTGTAGATTTATTGCAGATTTCAACTTACGTCCTATTGCTACAGAGTTGGTGGTTATGGATAAGGAATATCTTGCCGCTACACCTATTGACCTCTTGTGTTATATTGACGAGCCTGTTAAAATTAAGGTAGAAGTACCAACAGGTGAAGTTTATTTAAGAGATGGTAAAAATGGAGCTAAGAAAGGCGACCCTAAAATGAAAGAAAAAGTGTTTGTAGTTCCTCAGGAGAAATTAGCAATCGTGGATTTTAAATCAGGAACAAAAGGTTTTCACGACAGCTATTACTACCAATTGAATTGGGGAAATCAAATGTTGAAACAAACTTATGGAATTGAAGTTGAAGCATTGTTCAATTATTCTCCAAAAGATGAAATGAGTACCAAATACAAGTATGAAAGACAAACAGGTAAAGAAAGACTTGATATAATGTTACCTCTTGTAAAAGAAGCCTCTTGTATGCACCTGATGCACAAGTTCAGAAACGGTATTGATATTTACAACGACGAAGTAGATAGGACAAAATCTATAACGTTTAAAACAATAAAACCTTCCAATGTTAAAGAAGGTTACAAGATTGTAGGTGACAATGTTGTTTTAGAAGATGGGTATTCGTTTAACTATAAAGAGATTTTGAGCAAGAATGGCGCGTCAGTTGAATCAGAAGGAGACGGAACAGAAGAAGGAGAAGAATAATAAAGTATTTCATACATTTGTAGAGCGTTTTGGTTTAGAAAAGTATTCAGGGAAGTCTTCGAGACACACTTGTCCACAATGTGGTCACAGAAACACTTTCGCTCTTTACATAGATAAAGTTACAGGTCAAAAAGTCGGAGACCAATTCGGTCGTTGTAATCGTGAAATTTCTTGCGGTTATCACTTAGCACCTAAGATTTCTGATTTACCTAAAGACGCTCAACTTTATGTTTCTAACAATGAAGTAAAACCTGAATATCAAGAAAAGGATTCTGTCAATTATATTAATTCCAAGTATGTGACTAAGAGTTTAGAAGAACCTCTAAACTCTTTCACTTACTTTCTCTACAATCATTTTCAGCGAGATTTGGTAGATATGATGATAAGAAGGTATAGACTTGGTACGGTTGAAAAATGGAACGACAGAGCAGTTGTTTTTTGGCAATTAGACGAGGATTTTGACTGCAGAACAGGTAAGATTATGTTATACGATAGAAACACTGGAAAAAGGGTTAAAAAACCCTATAATCATATAACTTGGGTTCATTGTCCAACCAAAGATAAAGAGTATGGAGAGATTAGTGATTTTAATCTAAAGCAAGTATTTTTTGGAGAACATCTTGTACACACACCTGGTATTGAAGAGTTTCACGTTGTTGAGAGTGAGAAAACGGCTGTGATTTGTTCGATTATGAAACCGAACACTTATTGGATAGCAACGGGCGGACTACAGAATATTGGAGAAGATAGACTAAGACCTTTTATAGATAAGAAGTTAATCTTTTATCCAGACAAGGGTAATTCGAGTAACACTTGGAAAAACAAACTAAAACCTTTTATGGACGATTACAATATCGTGATTAGCGATTTTTTAGAGAAACAAGAAGGCATAGAAGAAGGAGAGGATATGGCGGATTACATAATTAAGAGATTGGAGGTAAAACAATGAGTTTGATAACTAAGGCAGTTGATTTGGTAAATGTGGCTGTCAAGCAAATTATGAGATACCAAACTCGTGAGGACGCCCCTATAAGAACAAGATTTGACCATTTTAACATTAACTCGTTAGGCGGTATTTTTAAAGGTAATATTATAACAATCGGTGCTATATCAGGTTCAGGTAAGTCTTATGTGCTGCAACAGATAGAAGAGGATATGTTCGACAAGAACTTGAACCCTGATTGTGATGATTATGTACTACTTCGTTGTAACTGGGAGATGACCGTATTTAAACTACTACTTCGCAAGTTGAAACGAAATTTGAAGAAGTCAGTTACAGACATTTTGTTTAACTCGCCTCAAGGTGAGGAGTTAAGTAAGTTTAAAAGTGTTTGTGATAGTGAAAGGTCAAACCAAATATTTTATTTAGAAGACCCTTGCGACCCTAACACTTGGTACTCTGCTGTAAAGGCGTTTTTAAACGAAAATAAAAACAAAAAACACGTTGTTGTTACGATAGACCACATCGCACTTGTTCGTGATGTTATGGGTGGAAAAAAGGCAGCAATGGATAATTTGATAGAGAACATCAATATGCTTAAAAAAGAGTTTGTAAATGTTTCTTTCATCATTTTATCGCAGCTGAACCGAGATATTGAAAGTCGCACGGATATTCAAAATCTTGCACCGAAACGTTCAGATTTGTACAACTCAGATACAATATTCCACATTTCAGATATTGTGCTTGTGTTACACAATCCTTTCAAGTTGGGACACACGTTGTATATGAACATTCCAGGTCTTGCTGTAGATTCTGAAGGAAACACTCTTGACAACAGATACGCCTATTTACACGAGTATATGGAAAAGGTTGATAACAAGTGGACGCACTTTATGACAGCGGGAAATGTGTTTTGGCATTATTTGAAAGTTCGAGAGTTAGAAGAAGGTTACTTGGATATTGCAGTTGAACCATTTCTATTACCTGACGGAAGAAGGTTGAAAGTAACTCCTGAAGGAAATAATGTCAAAATGGAAGCGAAACCAAAAAAGAAAAAAGAAGATTTACCGAATTTGTTTGGTACAGAAGAGGAAGACGATGAAATTCCTTATTAATTTATTGTGTAATTAAAAAAAATGTTGTAATTTTGCAACATTAACGGAAGATTGGTAGAATGGTTATTACAGCAGTCTTGAAAACTGTCACCTTATGGGTGTGGGGGTTCGAGTCCCTCATCTTCCGCTCAGATTCCCGATATAACAACACTTAATGTTCGCGTTACGCTTTGCGGTTGTATTTCAACAACTTAGAGAAGAAACGCAGGGAGTAAATAAACCTAATGGAGAGTAGTAAAGTCGGTCTGACAACACTTTGTGAAGGTTCTCCGAATTATAATTTAATTATTTAATAGGAATAAAAAGAAGTAAAACGAACTTAAATGACGGTTTGAAAATTTTTCCTAACATCGACGTTCCTTTTTATGCAGGTCAGAATGCAAGGTTTTTCTGAATGTTGATTGTTAGGTTTTTACAAAAAAATGAGAAGTTATGACAATAAATTTTACTTTAGATAAACGAGTGCGTGAGGATATTGAACCATTGACTTTGAAAATTGAATATCGCGAAGGTATTCCGTTGGTGAATGTGGCTCAGCTTATGAGATTGTTTAAATTGGAAACCTTGTCAATTGTTGACAATTCTTTATCTGAAGATTACACTCACGAAGTTTTATTAATAGATAAACACAGAAGTAAAGGTGTTAACTGCAATTATGTTAACGTTTTTCCTTTGTTGTTACACTTACCAATATCTGTAATAATTGAGAAATCTGTAAATTTAACCGAGAAAGATATAGACTTTTTGAAAAAGTTATTAGACGAAACTATTAAAGAGAAGAATAAAATTTGTTAAAAATGAGTAATATTAAATTATTTGAAAATCCTGAATTTGGTCAGGTAAGGGTTCTTTTAGAAGATGGTGAGCCTTTGTTTTGTTTGGCAGACATTTGTAACATTTTAGAACTACGAGTAACAGATGTAAAGAATAGATTAGAAGAGGAGGTAGTTTCAACCTACCCCCTTCCTACAAACGGTGGTATTCAACAACTTACGTTTGTAAATGAGGAAGGTTTCTATAGCGTTGTACTTGGTAGTAGAAAAGAAAGTGTTAAACCATTCAAAAAATGGGTAACTTCGGAAGTACTTCCGTCAATCCGTAAAACAGGTTCGTATTCTATAAAACCATTGACCCACGCTGAGTTGATGTTACAACAAGCACAAGTTATAGTTGAATTAGAGAAACGACAAATTGTTCAAGAAGGTAAAATTCAGCAATTGACAGAAGAGAATGAAGAAATTCGCAAAGATTTTGATTATTTGAAATCTAAAACTAATAACACTCCTGATTTTTATTCAGTTGTAGGTTATTGTTCACTAAAAGGAATTTCAATAAACCTTGAAGACGCTAAGCAATTAGGTAAGGAGGCTTCAAAAATCTGTAAAGTTAATGGAATTAAAACAGGTTCTCTACCCGACCCGCGTTTTGGTAGAATTAAAACTTATCCTTATAGAGTCTTGGAATCAGTTATTGAAAGTAAGATTTCAAAAACTATAAAATTAAATTAAGCGAAAATGGGAATATTTGATAAAAGAGAAGCGTACAAACCTTTCGAGTATCCTGAAGTAACAAGATTTACTGACGCAATGAGTAAATCTTATTGGGTGCATTCTGAGGTTGAATTTACAGCCGATGTGCAAGATTATAAAGTTAATCTTACAGACGTGGAACGTGAGGCGTTAAAACGTTCTTTATTAGGAATTGCACAGATAGAAGTATCTGTCAAGACATTTTGGGGAGATTTATATAAAATGTTCCCGAAACCTGAATTTAACAACTTGGGAATGTCGTTTGGGGAGAGTGAGTCTAGACATTCAGAAAGTTATTCTAGACTTCTTGAGGTTTTAGGTTATAACAATGAGTTTGAACACATCTTAGATATACCTGTGTTTAGGAAGCGTTATCACGTGTTAAAAGACTATCTCAATGAGAACAAAGATAATGTGATGGAGAAATTGTTATTCTTCACTCTTGTTGTAGAAAACGCTTCGTTGTTTAGTCAGTTTGCTACTATTCTTTACTTCTCACGTTTTAAAGGATATATGAAAAATGTGGCGAATATAATAGCGTGGTCATCGACTGACGAACAGGTTCACGCTCAAGCAGGCACTTGGATACTCTCCAAGATATTTGAAGAGCAGCCCGAATTTAGAGAAAAAGCTGAAAAGGAAGCCACTTCTTTTATTCAGGAGTACATTAAAATGGAGGACGAACTTCTTGATTGGATATTTGAACAAGGAGAATTAGACCACGTTAAAAAGAAAGATTTAGGTAACTATATGCGTTATAGATTAAACAGCTCTTTCAAGGACTTGAAATTATCACCTCCATTTGAACTCACAGAAGAGGATATTAAACCGATGATGTGGTTTGAAGAGGAAGTGTTCAGCAATGAACTTGACGACTTTTTTGCAAAGCGACCAGTGGCTTACACTAAACACGACAAGAGCATAACAGCGAATGACTTGTTTTAATTAAATCTTCATAATTTTATTTTAAATATTTATTTAGCACCATCTTTTATAAGATGGTGTTTTTTTTTATAAACAAATTTTCGAAATACGCAATAGAATAATTTTAGAACTTATCATTTTGCTTTCGGGACACTGATTTACTATATTTGTATCTTATTAAACGTTTATTAATGAATGTGTCCATATCACCTGATAACACTTCTTATTGGTACGATGGGGTAACAAGAGGTGTTGTTAATACCACTTTACCTCCGCAAGCCATTCCGCTAAAGAAAAAGAATGATAAGTGGAAAGAGGCTACAATGGACGCTTTAGAGCGTATAGGTGTTAGACAGACGAGAGAAAATTTAAGATTTAAAGACTTCTATCGTATGATAGAGGGTAAAATGGCGTTTTCAGAACTCAGTGAAACATTTCCACAATTTAGAGAGTTAGAAAGAGCCTTTCAAGATATGGAATTACCTGTTAATATTAAACACTACGATTTAACAGGTCGCCTTATAAATCTTCTTGCAGGCGAAATTACACAAAATACAGATAAATTCACAGTTGCGACTGATGACGAAATCTCGGAGAATGAATACATACGAGAAAAGACTGATTTACTTCAAAAGTATGTAGGTGAAACTTTCGAGAAAGAGTTGCAAATTAGATTGTTGAGAATGGGTGTAAATCCAAATCCTTCTGAAATGGACTTTGAAAGTCAAGAGGAAATGGAGGCTTACGCTCAACAAGTTGAACAAATTCGTAATGAGAAAACTCCAGAAGAGATTGAAAAGTATATGAACAAGACGTGGAAGGTCGCTGCTGTCGAATGGGCTGAGCGCACTTTGGAGCAGGACGCCACACGCTTCTATTTTGACGAGAAAGATAGAAATGAGTTCATAGACTTTATGGCAACAGGTCGTTGCTTCCGTCACTTCAGGGTTGGTTACGATTATTACAAACCTGAAACGTGGTCTCCTATCAATACTTTCTTCTCACAAGATATGGAGACTAAATACGTACAAGACGGAGAATATGTAGGACGAGTTCATTTCTACACACCAAGTCAGGTAGCTACTATTTATGGACATCTTTTATCGCAAAAGGAAAAAGAAGCTATTTTAGGTACTGAGGATTATGATACTTTGGTAAAGAACTCTTCTTACGACAAAGGAGACAGAGTAGGTGATAAGAATTTATTCCGTTTTTACGATGGTGTTGAAATATTACCTTTTGAACAATATCACGAATATAATGAGTTTTTAAAACTTCAAGACAACACGGGTATTCCTATGGGTCTTGCGACATTTAGAGATAAAGACGGAAATGAACGTGAAGAGAGAGTGTTTCTTCCTTCAATAAATGACTTCAACTCGTACTCCAAAAATCTCGCGAATATCATACGTAACGATTTACAAATCCGTGAAGACTTGATACAAGTTACCGAAGCATATTGGGTCTCTTACGAGATGATAGGTTTACTTACGTATGAGACCGAAGATGGTCGCGTTACACAAGAAATAGTCTCAGAGGAGCTGTTACCTGACTTTTTGAAGGATAAAGAAATTAAACAGCTTAAAAACAAGACTATAACAGAGGCTGAAGAAAATCCTGAAACAAACACTATTGTGTGGGATTATATTCCTGTTGTTTATGAAGGTATAAAGATAAACCAGCGTAATACCAAATTAAAGAAGTCTCTATACCTTAAATGTAACGCTACAGAATTTCAAATCAAAGGTGATAGTAACATTTATGATGTGAAATTACCTGTAGCAGGAGTTATAGATTTTTCAATCGCTGAAAAGATATTTCCGTTCCAAGTGGCTTACAACATTGCGTTAAACCAAATACGTGAGTTAATGGCTAAGGAGATAGGTACTTTCTTTATGTTTGACATTAGATGGTTACCTTCAGAACACAAAGAATGGGGAGATACCAAATCCACTTTGTATAAAATGCACGAACTTGTAAAATCAACAGGTTTAATGGCGGTGGATAGTTCTAAACAAAACTTAGCGGGTGCGGGAGGGTTCAATCAATTTAGTGTTCAAGATTTAACATATACAAATCAAATATTGGCTCGTTTCCAAGTATCGGAGTTCTTTAAGCAAATGGCTTACGAACAATTAGGTATCAACCCACAACGTTTGGGACAAGCTATAAAATATGAAACGGCTGAAGGTGTTAAACAATCTCAGGACGCTTCTTATGCGCAAACGGAGATTATATTTGATAAGTTCTCTCAATATAAGAAGAGAATGTTGGAAATACACTTGAATGTTGCTCAGTATTGTCAGAAATCAGAGAAAGATATAACTGTTTACTACACTAAGTCTGATACGGAGAAGGCATTCTTGAGGTTTACTGACCCTTACTTCCAACTCCGCAAGTTTGACATTCTCCCAACAACTTCATCTAAACAGCGTAAGGAGCTTGAAACAATACGTCAGTACTTTTTGAATACGAATACTATGGGTACAGACGAGTTTGCTATTGCTAAGCTCTTTACTTCCGATTCAGTTGTAGAATTGATTGAAGTCGCTCGCGCAGAGCGTTTACGTAGAGAGAAAATGCAACAGCAAGAACAACAAAACCAAATGCAGTTGCAACAACAGCAGGCGGAATTGCAAGAACAAGCTGCTCAAAAAGAATGGGAAAGACAAGAATATAGTAAACAGAAAGACCGCGAGAACGCTATTAAGGTTAAGATTGTGGACGCCGCAGGTAGAGCTGCAGATAATAACGCAGATGAAGCTCAAATTCAAAAGATAAGCGCGTTAGGTAATAACTATATTCAACAAGAGAAAGCCTCTGCAGATATACGCTTAAAAGAGCAACAGATAGAAATAGAAAGCGCGGACAAAGAAGAGAGAAGGCGTATGGAGTGGGCGAAGATAGATAACGAAGTAGCTCAATTAGAACAACGCAAACGCGAAGATGAGACCAAACGCTTTGTCGCAGCTATAAATAAAAATTAGAATAAATTTTGAAATTATAAATAAGTTTGAAATTTATAAATAAGTTTGAAATTTATTCTATAAAATAAATTATAAGTTTTTGAAATAGAAATATTTACCGAAACTTATTTTATTTGAAAATGACTAACAAATTAATAATTTTGCACTATGAACGTAATGGACGTCAGTAATGGTATCTCAATAGGGGAATTAGGGAATGTTGAAGATTTCTTAGGAGAAATAGATTTCCAAGACAATCCACTTGCACACACTCCTAAAGTTGAGGAGATAGATGTTGAAAGTATGGGTTTGACAGAAGAAAATAAACCTGAACCCACTACAAATGAGACAAAGGCTGAAGGTAAAGAAGTTACTCCTGAACCAACAGAAGAAGTTAAACCTCAAGAGACTGAACCTAAAAAGGAAGAAAAACCTAAAGAGGTTAAAGAAGAGCCTGCTCCTGCAAAACAAGAGAAGGTTGTAGAACAAGAATCTCAAGAATCTGTTTTATATAAAGGTGTTATAAATGACCTTATTAAAGAAGGATTACTTAGTGAGATAGGTGGTATAGAAGATGAGAATGGCGAAGTTATACCTTTGGAGAATGTAGAGTTTGACAAAGAAGTGTTCTACTCTATTATCGCCAATGGTATTGAAGAGATAAAAGCTAAAGCCGCTGAAAATAAAGTTTCTTTAGAAGGTGTTTCAGATTTCACTAAACGCATTATAGATATAGATAAACAAGGTGGAGATGTTAGAGCTGCATTAGACACTTATAACAACTTTAAAAATCCAATAGAATCTTTAAACTTGGATAATGTAAATGACCAAATTAAAGTTGTTTATTTGCGTTACAAAGCTGAGAACAAACTTGATGACCAAACCATTATGGACATTATTAGGTCACGTAAGGAAGCAGGTACTCTGCGCGATACCGCTGAACAATCTAAAGCTCAAATGGAGCAACTTGTAGAACTACGATTGAAGTCAATTGAAGAACAAGCTAAAGAAAAGGTTGCGAAAGAGAAACAAGAGTTGAAAGAGTATCGTTCAGACCTCAATGAGGCTATAGGTAAAACTTTCCAATTGAAAGATAGTGCTAAAACAAGATTGTTAGACCTTGCTACCAAAAGAGAGGAAAATGGTTTGTATGGAGTTGATAATCTCTACTATCAGGCAATGAATGACCCTGAGAAAGCAACCAAGCTACTTATGTTCTTGACCAACGAGGAAGAGTATAACAAGCAAGTTTCAGAGAAAAGAGCAAGAGAGACTGAACTTAAAACTATGAAGACAATAAAAATTGTCTCAAAAGGAAAAGGTTCTAACCTTAACATAAATAACAGAACTGAGGAAAGAGATAACAACACTTTCAACGTTGCCGATATGTTAAGTAACATTTAAGATATAAATTAAAAATAAACGATAATTATGAATAACACCAATATTGCTAATTTGCCCGTAGAAATCAATGGCGATAAGGTAGTAAAATTAACAAGTACTGAGAAAGTAAAAGCAGACCAACGTTTTCTTGATACTGCTACACTTAGTTCTTGGTATCATACCGACCCTTCGAAACGACATTTAGGGCTTATCAATTTGTATAGTGGGATGGCTAAACAGCCTATTCCTGCATTGAAGAAATTCTTTGAAACTGGTGCTATTATCAAGGTTAATGGCGTTGGAGGTTCATTCTATTACGACGTTCCTGTTGTAAAACCTTACAATAGTACTACCAATAAAGACACTTCTGCTTTATATGACGAACCTGGTAAAAACGGAGGTCTATTCCAAATCGGTTTAGATAGACAATATAGTCCTGGTGACGTGTTGACTTATGATTCTGTTTATGGTGAACAACTTGTCATTTCTGAAGACGAGCCTATCTACCTTGAAGGTGATAGTTGGATTCACTACGCAAGTTATGTTGGTGGAGCTTTAGGATACTTCCCTCCTGACAAACTTGTAGCAGGTGTTGAATATTTCAAAATAGGTCACGTACTTGGTGAGTACTCAACTCAGTTCTCTGCAATCCAGAACCCAGGTAACGTTGGTACAATGACCTTAGAGTTTACACTTGGTAACCATCGAGGTGTTGAAACAGCCGTTACTATGTATGCAGGTATGAAAAATACTGGTGACGCGACTAAACAATCTGCCTCTTGGTTGGAAGCTCTTAAAGAGCAATACTCTACTGAAAAAATGAACTTCATCGAAAACAATATGTTTGTTGTTTATGACAAGTTACCTAACGGACGTGGTACTAATATGCGTTTGGCTGAAACTTGGGAGTTCTTAGTAGGTATGGAACTTATGAAGTTGGAAACTTACCAAAACTTGTTCCAAAAAGGTGCTGTTATCAACAACATTAATGGTACAAAACGTATGAACGAGGGTTACATTCCTCAGCTTCGTAGAGGTTTCCGCATTACTTATGCTAAACCAGGTGGTATCAATCGTGCGATTTTCCGTCAGATTGCTTCATACTTGTTCCGTAACAGCTCAATTCCAGTACAAGACCGCGTAATCCGTTTACGTGTTGGTTATATGGCGTTCCTTAACGTTATGGAATTGTTCAAAGAAGAAGCAATGGTTCAAATGCGTAATTTACAGCCGTTTATGAGTGAGGTTAAAGGTTTACCTGAATCACCAGTGAAAGGTAAAGACTTGCAACACTTGTACCTTGTACCTGTTCGCTTTGAGCGCGTAACTTTGGAAGGTGTAGGTGCTATCGAAGTAGAACACGACCCTGCTCTTGACTATATGCACTTGGCTGATAATCGTGAGAAAGGTTTCTATGTTAATGGTTACGCACGTACTTCATTTATGATGATAATCGATGACGCTTCAAGCCAACGTTTCTCTAATGCTGAGAAAGAAGTTGTTAAAGGTGCTAAACAAGGTACTACTCCTGAAGGTAAGTACAACACTGGTGCTAACGTATGGCGAGTTGAACCTGAAGGAGCTGCTTTCTGGTATGGTCGCCACGACGGACGTTGGGGAGCTGACACCAATGGTCGCCAACTTGTAGCTTCTATGAATATTATGGGTCAAACTTACTTCGCCCACTCTGCAAGTGCAGTATGGTTGAAAGATAAGTCTCGTACCATTATCGTAGAATTAGAATAAGCTATTTGATTTTCGCTTATATATACTGAAAGGGGAGACGCCCTAACCTTATTTCTCCCCTTTCTTTTAATAAAAACTAACAACATTCAATAAACAAAATAATGAAAAGTACAAGTTCTGAAAAAACTGAAAATAAAATTATTGTTACCGTAAACGGTCTCGACATAAAAGAGGGTTCATTCTATAAAGTACTTCACAAACCTGATACAGACAAAGAAAACGGATTTACTGAAGAAGGTGCTACAAAACTTCCTACAATAGGAATTAGCGATGTTTTTCAATGCCGTTTCGTAAATGGTTTTGGTGCTTCTGGTAATGGTGTTTGGGATACTGGACTTTATGCAGAATCACCTTGTTACGCTAAAATGGACGAAAAAGAAGTTAAAGCTATTGTTAAATCGTTGAAAGAAAACATAGTAGACCCTTATGAGCGTAAATATGGTAAAGGTAAATTAAATCACGAGAATGACGCTTATTGGGCTAATGAATTTTTTGTAGTTCAGGAAGGTCAGATTTATGATATGAGTGACGCAGAACAACGTTTAGCGTTGTATATGGCAATGAGATGTTTCAAATTAACTCCTGTTGAACTCGTAAATGATTTACGTTTCAAAGGAAGTTCTTATTGCGTTCAAGATGAAAGTAAAGTTAGAAACCGCAAAATGGATAAAATGGCTAACGAAATGCGAGCTATTAATCTTTTCACTACTTATTCAAGTACAAATGTAAACTTGCTCAAAGCTATTATGAGTTATGTTGGTTTCAACGCTTTCAGTTCAGATGCCGATGAATACACAAGAATGGGTATGTTTGGAAATTGGTTGCATAGCGACACAGATAATGTTCAAAAATTCTTAGAGACCGTTGATATAGCTGATGATAAGAGTACAACTGATATTCTCTTCTTATATCACAAACTGCCACTTGCGATTAAGAAGAAAATCATAGAACGTTCAGGCGGTGTTTATTACTTCGAGGACAAAACTATCGGAGGTGATTTGAAAACCGTAGCTCGTGTTCTAAACAGCAATCCAGAATTTGAAGAGTTAAAAACTCAAATATTAGAATTGGACTAATCATAAAATTTAAAATTAAATGAATATAGGTACAGCCTACCTGAAGTTCCTTGAAAAAGTGAATAAGAATTACACGAACGATAACATATCGGTTGATGTCGGCAGGTTCGTATCTCTATTTAACGCAAAACAAATTCGTTTCTTAGAGTATGTTTTGGAAAAGAGAAACGAAGACGACATTCGGTACGTGCAGAAGATGTTGGTTAAAGATAACCCTTTAACCTTTAGTAATAAGGTAGTTAATCACTGCGACTTTGAATTACCTAAAGATTTCTTCTCTTTTGTGAATGTACAAGCTAAAGCTGAAAGTGGTTCGTGTTCTACAAGTGATATGAACTTGTGGGAGATAAAGAATGAAAATGTTCACGAGCTTTTACAAGACGAATACAATAAACCTTCGTTTAAGTGGCGAGAAACATTCTACTCTTTTTCAGAAGACAAAATTGTAATATATGTAGATAATTTCAATATATCCGATGTGTACCTATCTTATTATCGTTATCCAAGAGAGGTCGATATGGAAGGTTATGTAAGAGAGGACGGAAGTTATTCTACTAACATAGACCCTGAGTGGGACGATAAAATTACAGAACGTATAATTGAGTTTTGCGTAGCGGACTTTGACATTAACAACGACAACTTACAGCGTTATCAGTTAGATAACGTACGAAAAATATCTAAATTTTAAATTATAAAATAATAAATTATGGCAATACATAAACCTTACGACCGTCACTTCGTTTCAACAGGTGCGGTGAAGACTGAAGGAGGTTCGTTGAATTTGGCTCTCGGACAATTGGGTGTGTTTAAGGTAAATACTAAACATAACGCACAAGGTTTAGAGGCTTTATCCAACTTCAAAAACCTCTCTAAGAAAGAAAAAGTTGAAATTAAAGTTGGTAACAATACAAACGTTGTATCTTCTACTCACCCGTTTGAGATTGGTAAGATTAAAGGTTTGCGTGTTTCAGCTCCTCAAAAAACAGAACAAACTGTAGATGAGGTTATTATAGGTTACAACGGACTTGATGAATCTACATCAATTACTTTCGGTGTAGGTGAGTTTAAAGAAATCAATCTTCGTCTTTCAGGCGAGAAAGTTGGTTTACTTGGTTACCCTGAAGGATTTGTAAACTTGACTATTCCTTTGGACACCAAACGTTGTTCTTACTACGCTAAAGATAAATGTAATGGTAACTGCGACGAGTGCGCTCCTGTAAATCCACTTCCAGTGTTGTTGGCAGGTTTCCAACGTTTCTTAAACACTCCGTTGAAAGGCGGTGTTAAGGTTACTGACCTTATTGAGTATGACTTGATTAAGAAATGTACAGGTGCTGCTACTACATTGAACAAAGTGGAATATAAATTCTACGAATTGTCTATTGTAGATTCAGGTACTCTTGAAGCTCTCTCAGCTGTACAATCTCAGTATCCTAACGAGAAAGTTGTTCGTAAATCACGTAAAGGTAATGTTACAACTTACGAAATCATTCGTCCTTCAGCAGCTCCTACCGCCCTTGCTAAATTCAAACGTGGAGCGGATAGCTTTATTAAAGACTGTAAGGCGTGTGTTGCAGGTTGGACTGCTGTAGAAGGCGGTTTCCTTTACACTATTCAAATTGCAGAAGAAGATGCAAAGAGTGATATTGAAGGAATAGATAACACACCTAACGTAGGTGTTGTAGCAGATTCAGTAGTTGCGGGTGGTGCTACAACTGAAGGTCTTTTCTCTTATACTTTCCTTTCTTACAAGGAACTCGCTAAAGATAAAGTGGAAGCGTTTTTAACTGCTAAAAAAGACAAATCTGTAGTCTTGACACTTGTAGGTAAAGTTTCTTCTGTTTGTAAACCAGGTGCAGCAACCGAATTTGATTGGACTGAAAAAGCTACTTGCAACGCTATTTTGCAAGAATATATACTTGACTTACCTGATACCAAATGTGGTGCAGACCGCTTAGATGAGTTGAAAGCTCACTATGGTACTAACGAAATCACTAAAGGTATAACAGGTGGTTGTCAATCACGTTATCACATTAAAGTTCTTTCTAATGTACTTTGTGATAAAGAGTGCGACCCTAACACGTTCTTTGACGTTTACAAAACCGAAGCTCCTATCCCTTACGAAGGACGCACTTGGATTTTGAAAGAGGAACTTAGCTATGGTACTGAATGTAAAGCAGGTCTTCGCATAAGAGGTAAGAAATTCTCAATTCATCCTTCAGAAAACTTCCGTAACCAAATTGCGTTTACTGAAAGTTCTGTAGGTGTTGAAATCTCAGGCGGTTGGTCTAACGACATTCCTGAATTAGCATTCGACCATCGTTCTACTCCATTCCACGTAGAATATGTTAGTCGTAAAGCCCCTCGCACTCACGTAGGTGGTAATATGTGGGAATTTGAAAGAATGGGACGTACTTACTTCACTGGTCGTGAAGAACACGAAGACCCAATCACACGTTTCTTGTTAGGTGAGCAATCATTGTTGCCTGCAGACACACAAGTTGTGGATTACGCACTTCTTGTAGAGCGTGAAATCTTCTCACAAGGTTTCAGTCAGAAATATAATGAGAACACAGAGTTCCACATTTTAGTTCCGATTGGAAAACATAAAGAAGTTGAAAAATTGTTGAATTTGTTGGTTTCTGCAAACGGTATTGAACCCGTTCGCGCTCTTGCTGAGTAAGTAAGAGGTAAAAGTTAAGGGAGGGTTAGTACTCTCCCTTTTCTTTCTTATATCAACTTAAACATAATAAATATGACAGATTTACAATTTGTTAAGTTCTACGACAAACTGAATTGTTTGAGTAAAGGACTTAAAAACATATCTGAAGACATTGGTTCTCTACCAGGAGGTGGTGGAGGTGGTGGAGGTCAGAATTACAATAGTAAGTTGGACGCAATTAAAACTAACCTCGACGATATTAAAGATAACTCTACAGAGACGATTAATGAGTTGAAAAGGATAACTACTGCTGTAAACCAATCCTCTCAAAAATCAAACGAAATAAAAACTTCTAATGACGCTTTAAAAGTAAAGTTAGAAGAACTTATAGAGTTACATAAAGAGACCAACACTTCACTTACTACTATTGGGAATGGAATAACAGAGGTTCGAGTAAAAGCTAAAGAAAACACCGACGCTATTGTAGATAAATTGGGCGAAGTTGTAAATAAATTGACTCAACTACTTGCCAAGTTCCCATAAATTTATTAACTTTGCATTTGAAATGACAATACAAATTTCTTTGATAGGTGAATATTTTTCTAAAATGTTCTACGCCAAAAATGGTGCGTTGAGTTTATTTTCAGCACTATTCAGTTCTATTAGTGTTACTGAGCTATTTTCAACATTTAAAGTTTCAGACAAAACACACATAATGTTACCTTTGACGGTTGAAGCTATGTTTATTTTCTTATTTATGTTGTTCACTACAGCTGATATGATAACGGGGATATACGCTTCTAAGAAGGTAAATAAACAACGTAGTAATCCGCTTCCAAAAGTGGTGCAGTCGTTTAAATTATGGCGCACGGGTTGGAAGTTCTTCTCTGTAACAATGGTAACTGTTGCCTTGACATTTTTAGCAATTGTTGCCGAACTTGCAGGTTCAGGTTGGATTTATACAGCGTTTTTATGGGTAACAATTTGGTTTTGGGTTATTGTAATAGGATTTGAGTGGAAATCTATAGGTGAGAATATAGAACGCGCTTCAGGTGATAAACCGAGTATATTTAAGTTTTGGGATAAACTTTTAAACGTTTTGCAGGTTGCAGGTTTAAGACGTGTATCTAAAACGATTGCAGGTGAAGACGTGAACATAGAAGAAGAAAAAGAAGAAGAACCTGCAGACGAAGAAGTCGTAAAAGAGTAGAGAAAGATGAGTAAATTTAAAAGAATAGTATTAGATTTTGGTCACGGAGGTTTGGACAAAAATGGTAAATATACCACAGACCCTAAGATAGGAAAATTGCACAAGTTTCCGAACGGAGACATTGCTTACGAAGGTGTTATTAACAGATGGCTTGGAGAAGCTATTGTTAATGAGTTGCGAAAACAACTCCCTGAACTTGAACGTGTGATGACCGTTCATTACACCGACCCGACTGACCTCCCTCTTGACAAGCGAGTTGTGAAAGCTAACAACTTCAATCCTGAAGAAACATTTTTCGTATCCATACATTGTAACGCGGCGAATACTAAAGCTCGCGGTTTTGAAATCTACACCACTAAAGGTCAGACTATTTCTGATGTTTTAGGAGAATGTATTGCTAATGAGGTGGAGATTCTATATAAACAGCTTGGATTAACTTTCCGTAAGGATTTGTCAGACGGAGATAAGGACAAAGAAGCTAATTTCTACGTTTTGCAGAAAACAAGATGTGCGGCTGTTCTTTTGGAAACATTGTTCTTCGATAACGAAGAAGATTATAAAATCCTTCGAAACCCTATATTTCAGGAGAAATTTGCTACGGCAGTCGTTAAAGGGATTAAAACTTTTATAGAAAAATAGTTCATAAAAAATATTTATAATTTTAGACTCTTTGTGTTTTTCACAGAGGGTCTTTTTTATTGTAAATTTTCAGATGACTTATTTGTTTTATTGACAATTATTTACTATATTTGCAAAATGAAAACTAATTAGTTACCTATGGAACGAGTTATAAGATTAAGAAAATTTGGAAATGGTGATATAGTTAACGGTAATGGTGACGGAGACGGAAAACCTAAAAAGAAAAGTTCACGTCCTCTACCTACTCCTACACCTCCTCCTGCACGTAAGAGTAATTACGGAATGTATACAAGAGACTACTACAATTTACCAACTGAAGAAAAGAAACAAGCTGCTGCAAGTGCAATGGGTGTACCAGGTGTTAGCGACGAAGCTGTGAACGATGGCAGTGTGTTCGACTTACAAGGTGTTAGGGAGACTATGAACTTGGAAAAACCACCTATGATTAACTTAGGGAAAATGGGTAGTGTAGGTTACGCTGCTACAGAGTTTAATCCACTTACAGGTAAATGGATTATCTACAACACACCTAAGTTTGGTTATGACCAAAGTACATTCCGAGATATGGTTATGAAAAATATCGGTAATGCAGATGCTAACACATACGAAATAAAATATGGTCATAAACCTAAAATGGCTAAAGGAGGTTTGTTCACCGACGCTGATATAGCTCAAATAAAAGAATTAAGTAAAGTGTTCCAAAGCCTTTATAATAAATAATAGTTAATGAAGAGAGTTGTAAAATTAAGGAAATTTGCTAATGGAGATGTTATAGACACTAAATCTAAAACATCTCTACCTAAATCTGTGAGTTCTCCTCTCACAAGCGGTCAGGTTGGCGAAAACGAAAACCTTTATAATGAACTTAGTCCTCTATCTGCAGAGGAAATGCGATTACTCTCAAATCTTGCAGGTTATTACGCCAACGGAGGTACTACGCCTTATGAGTTGCTTAATCCTCGTTATGTTTATCAAAACCCTAATCACGGAAATCTTGTAGGTGTATCACCTAACCCTATAGGTGTAGCACCTGACAATGTTCCTAACCATAATGTTCTCAATGAAAATATGTCTGCAGGTTTGAATCCTGACGGAACTATTCCCACAACTCAACCTTCTTTGAAAGGTATTGGAATACAAAATCAACTTATACCCAATTATAACGAAGGGTATTCGGGAACTCCTTCGGATTATTTCAACGGACAGATAATTCAAGGCGGAGGTAGTTATTCTCAGTACAATGAAGAGGGTGACCCTACCACCATTTGGAAAAATACGGAGGAAGCTGACTACAATAAAATGGTAGACGAGCAGGATAGAAATAAAACTAATCCTTATGATATTCTAGGTGCAGGTTTATCAATCGCAGGTGCTGATATTGACACTGATGGGGCATTGTTTAAACTTGGACAATCTTTGAATTTTAATGCTGATAAGTTTACTCCTGAATATAAAAATGTAGCTCGTGTGGGTAATGTTGCTCGTTTTGCAGGTGCGTTAGGTAAAACAATATTAGCGGGCGCAAGAAATATAAACGCAGGCGCAGGTTACCAAAATAGATTACAAAACTTTAAAGAGTGGAATGACGCTAAAGAAGCAGAACGTGCAAAAGGTCATTATCAAGTGGTTGAAGATGGAGGTATTATACAATTTTTAGCCAATGGAGGTAGAATTGAGGATATAATAACTCCTGAAATGTTGATGTCGGGTAATTACACAACAGGCGTTAAAGCGGGGCAACCTGCTAACGCTGAAGTTGAGAATGGTGAATATCTACAACACCCTGACGGCGCAGTTCAACAAGTAGTTGGTAAATCTCACGAAAACGGAGGTGAAGCAATGATGTTAGAACCTGGTACTAAGGTGGTTTCGGACAACTTGAAATTAGGTAAAGAGCTATCCAAAGACATTAATGCTACGTTTGACCTTAAAACAAAAGCTAACGACACTTATGCGAAAGCGATAGATAAGTTTAAAAAGAAGAACGGTCTTGATAAGTTAGAAGACGAAGAAGAGGATTTGTTGAAACGTGCTGAGAAGAATGAGAAGGTTTCAAGTGCTACAACAAAATCTTTAAATAAAGAACATCTTTCTAAGCAGTTTAAAGAGCTTGAAGAAGAAAAGGCTTCTGCTCAAGAAATGTTATCTCAATTCACAGATTTCATATTCCAAGCTCAACAACAAGCTAAAGGTGAGTATGACCAAATGAGTGAAGGAATGTCTCCTGAAGCGGCAATGCCTACAGAGGAAGAGTTGCAGATGTTACAGCAACAAAATGCAGCTCAACAAGGTGAAGAAGCTGTACAAGCTGAAGCAGATATGCAACAACAGCAACAACAAGCAGGTGAGGTTATGTCTAACGGAGGATTGTTTGAAGACCCTCGTTTCTTAAACCTTGTAAAACAATCAGGTTTATCTCCTGAGAGAGCATCACAGCTATATCAAACCTATCGCAATGGAGGTTATGTAGGTCTTGAGAAGTTTGCAGATGGTGGAAAACCGAAACGTGAAACTAAGAACTTGAGAGAGGACGCAGATTTCATTCTTGAGATGACTAAAAAAGACCCAGAGTTTGCAAAAGAGTTCGCTACATTCTTCAAGTATATGAGATTAAATCCTTACGCTCTTATTGAGCGTGATACTCAACATTACAACAAAAATTCAAATTTGTATGGAGGTATTGAAGATACAGCTGACGCACGAATGAATTGGTTGTATGATAAGAACGAAGACTTGTTGGACTTCTACGAAACCGATAAGAATGGTAAGCGAAGAGTTAAAAAAGGTAAGGAAGGGGAGTATCAAAAGAAATACGCTGAACTTTCAGATAAATGGGTAAATCGTTTAGTTAAGAAAGGTCTTTGGACAGAGAAACAAGCTCAAATGTTTAAAGACTATATAGCATATCACGACGCTAAAGATACCGCGCGTGGTTTCGATAGTAAAGTGGGTGATTTTACCTCTTCTCGTTCATTCTTAGGTGTTCCTATCTTCAAGACAGAAGAAGAGCGTAAAGCGGCTGAAGGAGCGGGAATTTTTACTTTAAAACAATTCCGCAAGGCTTGGGAAAAAGATAAAGACAAACTTATAAAGTTGGGAATTAGTGAAGAGTCTTTCAACAATGCTAAAACAGAGTTGGAAGAGAATGGCGATTTGGATATGGGAATGTATTCGTTAGAACCACAAGACCCACCTCAAGAGCCAAAAGAAACTCCAGAAGAGCCTGAAGAGCCTAAAGAGACACCTGTTCCTGCAAAACCTGAAGAGCCTGCAAGACGTAGAGGAG